AGAAAGTTTTGTTGATGGTGACATGAGTGATGACTACGCAATGAATGTAGTTGGATCTTTTGTTGACACACTCAGAGATCGTATAGACAAAGTAAGAACACAGGATACAGAAGTGAAAGCATTTGCTAAAGAAGAAAAACAAAGAAAGAAACGTGCAGTACATGCCGACTCTGATCTATCGGAGTTTCTTAAATGAAGGTAGCAGTACTCAATGACACTCACTGTGGTACTAGAAATAGTTCTGATATCTTTCTTAATAATGCTGCTGACTTCTATAGTAAGGTCTTCTTTCCTTATTGTAAAGAACATAATATTAAGCAGATTGTTCATCTTGGTGATTATTATGATAATCGTAAGTTTATGAACTTTAAGGCACAGAACCATAGTCGTAAATCATTTCTAGATCCTATGCGTGAACTTGGTATGCGAATGGATATTATTCCAGGCAACCATGACACGTATTACAAAAATACAAATGATTTAAATTCTCTGAAAGAACTACTTGGTTACTACATGAACGAAATCCATATCATTATGGAACCCACAGTCATGGAGTACGGATCTCTCAAGATGGCAATGATCCCTTGGATCAACCAAGAGAACTATGACGATACTATGAAGTTCATTAAGAACTGTAAGGCTGATTGGTGTGGTGCACACCTTGAACTAGATGGTTTCGAAATGATGCGTGGTATCAAGAATATACATGGTATGGATCGTAAGATCTTTTCTAAGTTTGAGAAGGTACTGACTGGTCACTTCCATGTAGGATCACAACAGGATAACATATGGTATCTTGGATCACAAATGGAGTTCTTCTGGTCTGATGCCCACGATAAAAAATACTTTCATGTAATAGACACAGAAACTAGAGAAGTGGAAAAGATTATAAATCCACATACTTTATTTCATAAAGTGCTTTACAATGATGACAAAATAGACTATAATAACTATGACGTATCACAGTGTGCACAGAAGTTTGTGAAGGTTGTGGTTGTCAATAAGAAAGACACATTTTTATTTGATCGGTTTATTGACCGTATTCAAAACGAGAATATACACGAACTAAAGATTGCAGAGAACTTTCAAGAGTTCACAGGTGAAAATGTACATGATGATAACATGGAGTTTGATGATACACCAAAGATCGTAGATTCATACGTTGATGGTGTAGATACGGATCTGGACAAAGACAAGATTAAGATTCAGATGCGAGAACTCATGACTGAAGCACAGGCACTGGAAATTGCATGATAAGATTTAAAGAGGTAAACTGGAAGAACTTTCTGTCTACAGGTGATAAGTGGACAGAGGTTGATTTAGATAAGTCAAAGAGTACTTTGGTTGTCGGACATAATGGTGCAGGTAAGTCCACTATGCTCGATGCTATATCGTTTGCACTATTCGGTAAACCTCATAGAAATATTACTAAGTCTCAGTTGGTCAATTCGATCAACGGTAAAGGTACGTTGGTTGTTGTTAAGTTTTCTATAGGTGACAACGACTTCGTGGTTACACGAGGAATCAAACCAAATGTATTTGAGATACACAAGAATGGCATAATGATTAATCAATCATCACATGCCAAAGAGTACCAGAAGATCCTTGAACAAAACATTCTCAAACTGAACCACAAGTCCTTTCATCAAGTCGTAGTATTGGGTTCCTCCTCTTTTATTCCCTTTATGCAACTTCAGAGTGGACATCGCAGGGATGTAATAGAGGATCTTCTGGACATCAATGTGTTCTCTAAGATGAATACTATCTTAAAGGAAAAGCAGAACATTGTCAAGGATAAACTGCAGGATCTAAACTACAAGATTGACATCTACAACAATAAGATAGAGACGCAAGAGAAGTATATACGTGACATCAAATCACTAACAGAGGATAATAAGAAAGAGTATGAACAGAGAATAGAGGCCTCTCAGTCAGAAATAGATAGTATCCAAATTCAAAACAATGAACTGAGTGATGGTCTTGATGAGGATATCAAGTCTACCGAAGATTCGTTAAATAGTTTGTCAGATAGAAAACAAGACTTGTTACTCAAGAGTCAAGACATTAAAACAAAGATGTCTGGTGTTGGTAAACGTGCAAAGTTCTATGATGAAAACGACACATGCCCAGAATGTAAACAAACACTTGCAGATGATTTGCGTAAGAGTAATTTAGAAGAATGCAAACATGAAGCAAAGTCCCTAACATCTATAAAGAAGTCTATAGGTGATCAGGGAGTGTGGGTAGAGACACAGATATCTGAAACAAACCAAACTCTTAAATCACTCAGAGACAAGTTTACACAGATTACATCTAACAACAAAGAGATATCATCCTTACAGAAAACTATTGGTGAGTATCAGAAGTTCTTAGATAAAGAGGTGACTGCAGATTTATCTGTTGCACAAGAAGATTGCGAGACTATGAAACAAGAGAAGCAATCTATGATGGAGAGTAAGTTCGAAACATCAGAACAACACAACTACAATTCTGTGATGATGGAAATGTTGAAAGACACTGGGATCAAAACCAAGATCATAAAACAGTATCTACCTGCAATCAATCAACTTACAAATCAATACTTGCAAACCCTAGACTTCTTTGTACACTTTAACTTAGATGAGTCATTCGCAGAGACAATACGTTCAAGACACAGAGACGCATTTACCTACGACTCATTCAGTGAAGGTGAGAAACAACGTATCGACTTGGCATTGTTGTTTACTTGGAGACAGATTGCAAAGATGAAGAACTCAGTAGCCACTAACTTACTGATACTTGACGAGACATTTGATTCGTCACTTGATCACGAAGGTGTGGAAAACCTACTGAAGATATTGTATACACTAGGTGAGGGTACAAATGTATTTGTAATTTCTCACAAAGGTGATATATTGGATGGCAAGTTTGAAAACAAAATTGAGTTTAAAAAAGAAAGAAACTTTAGTAAAATGTATTGACACTCAGGTCAGAGTGTGGTATAATTATCTAAGTTTAACCCACGGAGTATATTATGGAATTACAGGAACAAACCTTAAACGTTCTTAAAAACTTTTCGGATATTAATCCCAATATCCTAATCAACGAAGGGAATACTATTAAGACTATCAGTGAAGCAAAGAATGTTCTTGCAACTGCAACAGTCGATAATAAGTTTGCCCAGAAGTTTGGCATCTATGATCTCAAAGAGTTCATTGGTGTCTTGTCTTTGGTTGATCAACCTAATCTGAATTTTACAGATGAGTCTGTAACTATATCAGATCAGACTGGTCGGTCGAAGGTTAGGTACTTCTTCTCTCCAGAAGAAACCCTTACGTCACCCCAGAAAGATATTAACATGCCTGAGTGTGAGGTTCAGTTTGATCTGGACGCAAACACTCTTAGTAAACTGCGAAGCGCTGCATCTACTCTTGGACATAATGAAGTGTCAGTCACTCCAGGCGATGGTGTGTTAATTCTTTCTGTGGTTGACAACGAGAATGCTACATCTAATGCATATTCTATTGATGTACCATACTCTAATAAAACGGAGCAGGACTTTAAATTTGTCCTAAATATATCCAATCTTAAAATCATACAAGGTGACTATCAGGTGAGTATTTCATCTAAGTTGATCAGTGAGTTTAGGAACAAAGAAGTGAATGTCAAGTATTGGATTGCACTAGAGAAAACATCTACATTCGGAGCATAAGATGGCAGAAAAATATGATGAGTTGATGAAACTCGCAAATCAAGTATCACGTTCTACGGTTGCAGTAGTTGATGCGGTAACACAACGTGGTGGATTCAAGGGAGAAGAACTCTCTACTATTGGTCAGTTACGTGATCAAGCAATCCAAGTAATATCAGTTGTAGAGAACTTACAACAAGATGCAGCCATGGAGACAGAAGAATAAGATTTACATTCAAACTCAAATGTGATATAATGTTTTTTGTGATGGAGATTTTGAATGGATCAATTCTTATGGGTAGAGAAGTATCGCCCTCAAACAATATCAGACTGTATTCTGTCTGATGATTTAAAGAATACTTTTACTAAAATTGTAGAGTCTAGTGAACTTCCTAATATGTTGTTCACTGGCACTGCAGGTCTTGGTAAGACTACAGTCGCCAAGGCCTTATGCAATATGCTTGACCTTGACTATATTGTCATCAACGGTTCCGAAGAGGGTAATATAGACACACTCCGTGGTAAGATCAAGCAGTTTGCGAGTACTGTCTCACTTCAAGGTGGGTACAAGGTTGTAATACTTGATGAGGCAGATTATCTAAACCCACAGTCAACTCAACCTGCTCTTCGTGGATTCATTGAAGAGTTTGCCAACAACTGTCGGTTTATACTTACTTGTAACTTTAAGAACAGAATTATCGAACCTCTGCATTCTCGGTGTGGTGTGTATGAATTCAACAGTGGTGACAAAGGTAAACTTTGTGGTCAGTTCATGAAGAGAGCACAACACATTCTAGATGAAGAAGGTATAGGTTACGATAAGACACCACTTGCGGATCTTATTATTAAACACTATCCAGACTGGAGACGTGTGATAAATGAACTGCAAAGGTATTCACTCTCAGGTCGTATAGACGCAGGAGTGTTGGCAAACATATCAGATAAAAACTATGACGATCTTTTTACTTTTCTTAAAACAAAAGACTTTAAAAAGATGCGGTCATGGGTTGCAAACAATATAGATACAGATGCGTCTTCTATTTTTAGATCTATCTATGATCGTGTCACGCAAAAAGTATCGCCTGCATCGATCCCACAGTTGGTTCTAATACTAGCAGACTATCAGTATAAAAATGCATTCGTTGCTGATCACGAACTCAACGTAGTTGCATGTCTTACAGAGGTTATGGCAAATGTCGAATTCACTTAGATTATTTACTAAAGATGATTGTCCCTATTGTGATGCTATGAAAAGCAAGTTGACCAAGTGGGGTGTAAACTTTGATACTATAAACGTCAGTGAGGATATAGAATCAAAATACTTTTTAAAAGAAAATGGACACAGAACAGTCCCACAACTTTACTTTGGTGATAAACATATCAATCATGTCAATACCAAAGAGTTCACTCACGCAGATCTCATAGATGGTATGGGGACTGGGTGGACTGCTCAAGATTCAGGCGTAGAGGATATGTCGTGAATCCATTTGAGTATGTCAATGCAATAAACAATACTAAGAAAGATATTATGATAGATGATCTTGCTGAGAGAGGGTATAACTCTTTCATGGTAAATAGATCCTTGTCATACTTTAAAGACACGGTATTGTATGCAAATGAAATGAATATAAACCACAACATTGATAACCGTCTACAATTCGATTTTCTTATAAATATGGTTAGGAAACGCAAACGATTCTCCAAGTGGGAAAAGGTTGTATCCGAAAGTGACGTGGAAGTTGTCAAGGAATATTATGGTTATAATAATGAGAAAGCCAGAACCGCCTTGTCCCTTCTCACAAGAGAACAGATAAATGAATTGAAACAGAAGGTTTATAAAGGTGGAAGAAAATAATATAGTAGAGTGGACACCTGCCTCTATGTTAGAGGTTACGTTAAACGAACCAGATGATTTTTTGAAGGTTAGAGAAACACTCACAAGAATTGGGGTAGCATCACGCAAGGACAAGAAATTATTTCAGTCTTGTCATATCCTACACAAACAGGGAAGGTACTTCATAGTACATTTCAAAGAATTATTTCTTCTAGATGGAAAGAAATCTAATTTAGAAGAGAACGACATTGCTAGAAGGAATACTATAGCACAGTTAATGAGTGATTGGGGATTGATTGGCATGGATGCTAATGCAGAACCACTTGCTCCAATGAGACAGATTAAGATTATACCATTTAAAGAAAAGAACGATTGGGAACTATGTCCGAAATATAATATCGGATCAAAACAATAGGAAGAACAATGTTAAGGTTTACTAATTTTCTGGAAGAAGGTGTCAACGATCCATCGATCTTTAAGGCAGTCTTTCTTGCAGGTGGGCCAGGTAGTGGTAAGTCATTTATGGTGGGTAAAACTGCATTGACTTCATTTGGTATGAAACTAATCAACAGTGATCCTGCTTTCGAAAAACAATTAGCGAAAGCAGGATTAAAAACAACACCAGAAGATATCTTTACAGACAAGGGTCAGGCCGCACGTTCACGTGCAACCGCACTTACTTTGAAACAGATGGAACTTGCAGTGAACGGTAGACTTGGTTTAGTTATCGATGGTACAGGTAAAAACTTCGACAAGATATCAGGTCAAGTCGGTAAACTCAAACAGTTGGGTTACGAAGTTGCAATGATATTTGTCAATACAGATTTAGATACTGCAATCAACAGAGACCAGAAGCGTGCGAGAACACTCGGCGCAAAACAGGTTACTGGTATGTGGAAAGATGTTCAGAAGAATATCGGTAAGTTCCAGAACCTATTTGGTAACATGATGGTGATTGTGGACAACTCAGATGGTGCGAACTACGAAGGTGCAGCCATGACTGCTTATAAGAAAATGAAGTCATGGGCGTCAAAGAAACCAAGTAGTCCTGTTGCCAAAAAATGGATTGCAAATCAAACGGCAATTAAAACTGGGACTGGTAGAGCAAAGACTTCTAGTATCAAAAGAAGAGGTCAACGTTCAGCTAGAACAATACCAGCGCCAGACTAAAAAAGTGATTTCTACCCCTTGACATTTAGGGGAAGAGATCTTATATATAATACAGGAATGCAGAATGATCTGGTTCCGTTACAATCTTGCTTGATCAGAAGGAGATATACAAATGACAGGCTTTTCAAATTTATTCCCACGTTCATCTTTTGTCGGATTCGATCATTTATTTAATGAACTCGAATGGACTGCAAAACATGCAAACGATCACTATCCCCCACATAACATTATTAAGACAGGTGAAAGCGATTACCTGATCGAACTTGCTATTGCAGGGTTCTCACAAGATGAGATATCAGTAGAGGTCAAAGACCGTACACTGACAGTGACAGGGGATCACGTGTCCAAAGGTAGAGAGTTTATCCATCGTGGTATCTCTACTAAAAAATTTAAAAGGACATTCAGACTGTCGGAGCACGTAAACGTGCATGGAGCAGATATTCAGGATGGTATACTTGCAATTGAACTGAAGTATGTCATTCCAGAAGAAATGCGTCCTCGTAAAATTAATATTGGTAAAACTTACGAGGGTAAAGAAAATGACACAACACATACTAGCAATAAACAATTACTTACGGAGTCCGATTGAAGGACTTCTACAATTTTCAAGAAACTGGTTGAAAGATTATCGTAAAAATCAAATGAGAAGACAAACAATCAGGGAATTGAATAGACTGACCGATGCAGAATTAAATGATATCGGTTTGGGTCGAGGAGATATATACTCAGTAGCACGAGGTGATGAAACACTGAAACGCTCTGCAGTGGATACAAACACTAACCTAAAGGGGTGGGTGTAATGACTACAGCAGTAATGAGTTACGTCTTTTCACCGTTTTCTGGCATATGGAGTTCCCTTACCAGAACTGCAGAGATTGTCGGATATTCACGGGCGGCCGTTGAACTTACACGTCATGGTTATCATGAACAAGCAAAAAGTTGTATGTTACAAGTTGCTCAGTTGAGACAAACTGGAGAAAAATGAATACAGTGATGGGGCGGGAAACCGCCCCCTATGATTTAAGGAAAGAAAATGATAAAATCTATTTTAAATAAAATTCCAGAGTTTTGTCTAAGCCATTGGTTATTACGCATCCCATTAGCCATTGTGTTTATACAACAAGGTTTAAGTAAATTACCATACAATATAGAAGATGCAGATTCTTGGGGACTACCTTACTTGGTGTGGTGGTTCGTAGTGTATGGTGAAATAGGAGCAGGTATAGGATTGTTACTTAGTGGGATCTTAGTTACTAAAATCGCAGGTGATTATGTCTGGGACTTTTGGTTACAAGATCTTGGAGACGCACTAACAAGATTCTGTGGTATTGTGATCTGTTGTATTATGACAGGAGTCATATGGATAGGTCAACCTACTAGTTTATGGGACGTAATATTATATGATAACCTACATGTATTCTTATGGGTAGGTGGTTTATTTTTTGCATTAAGAGGAAGTAGAACATGATTAAACTTTTATCAACCGTAGCAGTAATTGCTACACTGTCTGTTCCAGCGTTCGCTGCAGACATGACAATCGATATGTTAAACAAACGTGATGATGGAGCAAAAATGGTTTACTCCAAAGATATAACACATGTTGACGTAGGCGATACAATAACTTGGAATCCAAAATCAAAGGGACACAATGTACACTTCATTGCAGGCCCTGAAGGATGGGATTTACCAAAGAAAAGTAAAAATAATAAAGAAGTATCAATAACATTTGATACGCCTGGCATCTACCTGTATCAGTGTACACCACATGCAACGATGGGTATGATCGCTATGGTAGTAGTCGGACATGACATGTCAAACCTAGATGATATAAAATCTACGAAAATACGTGGTAAGTCAAAAAGAAAATTTAGTGAATTATTGGAGAATCTGCATGACCACTAAGTTTAGTCAACAATTAGTTAAGGCGTGTAGAATGCACGCTGAAGGTGAATTAGAAGTAGCGAAGACCAATATAATGGTCTACATGAGAAATGCCGCAGGTATAGGTGAACATAGTGACGTAGTTGAAGCAATACAAAAAGAACTATCTACTATGGGTCATGCCAATGAACGGTTAGAAATGTTGGATAAATACTTTAAAGAAGAAGGATAGTTTATGAGTTTTGATTTTGATTTTACGGAAGATCACCTTGCAGAGATAATCCATGGCAACAAACAAGTTGGTGAATGGTACGCTGCATTACACGAAATACTACCCATGTACGGTATTACTACAGAACGTAGGGTAGCACACTTTTTATCTCAATGTGCACATGAGAGCGCAAATTTCAAACGTTTAGAAGAGAATCTAAACTATAGTGCAAAGGCTCTACGTGCAGTATTTGGAAGATATTTTGGTGATGCACCTAAACGTGACGCAGATGAATATCATCGTCAACCAGAAATGATTGCGAACTACGTTTACATGGATGAGTTCCGTAAGTATAAAATGGGAAATATTTATGAAGGTGATGGATGGTTGTTCCGAGGCCGTGGACTGAAGCAATTGACAGGTAGGGACAACTACACTAAGTTTGGAGACTCAATTGACATGACTGCAGAAGAAGCGGCAGAGTATGTCCAGTCTTTTAACGGTTCAATACAAAGTGCATGTTGGTTCTGGGATACGAATAATCTAAACGATATTGCAGACGGTGACAATGTAAAACTAATGACTAAGAAGATCAATGGTGGATCTATTGGTCTAGAAGATAGACAGAAAAGATACATCAATGCGATGAAAGTTCTGGGTATGTCGTTTGAAGTCTTACAGGAAGACGAAGACGATGATGATGATATCTTAGATGATATTGGTGTATTACGAAGAGGTTCACGTGGTGAAGGTGTTGCTATGATGCAGGAAGCACTTGGACTAGACGGAGACGGTGTATTCGGTAGAGGTACTGAACGTGCACTAAAACTTTGGCAAACGGACAATGGTCTCACACCAGACGGAGTCGCAGGGCCAATGACATTTGAAAAACTACTGGAGGGTTAAATGACATCAGTAAATAAAGCACATTGTGTAAAAACTGTAGATGAACATGAATGGAATTCGAGTAACAATGCGGATGCAATGTGGACTGCAATAGATGGAGATAACTTACCACAAGGTATCGACATGGTGGTATTTGATAATGCCATGGTTGCAGGATCTGAAGAATCACTCGCATGTCTAGCGGCATTACACAGTAAACCACAAGAAATATACTTTGGGAAAACACCACATGATCAGGTTATTGTTTCATATACAATGGAAAGACTAGATCGTGCAGAACAAAACGATGCATTCACCACAGATAATACTGTTGCTAGAATGAATATTATGCAGGATAATTCTTTAAAGAATTTTGGTAAAACATTCGAAGGTGACAATCACCCAACACCGCCTCCACCCACACATAACAATAGTGAGAATCTGTCTTGACAACATTTTGAAACTGTGATATAATACATATATGTTTTATACCAATGTTGCAAGATATTCAAACTACATTCTTTACCGAGGTTATGACGATCTCGGTAAAAAAGTTTTTAAGAAAGAAAAGTTCAAACCAAAATTCTTTGTACCATCCAAGACTGAAACTGGATGGCGTGGTTTGGACGGTAATCATATAGGTGAAGTAGATTTCGACTCTATGAGAGAAGCACGTGATTGGTTGGAACAATACCAACATGTCACTGGCTTCCAAGTCTATGGAACAAACAACTACTTACACCAGTATGTCACACGCAAGTTCCCAAAAGATATTCGGTTTGATCGTGATAAGATCAACGTTACCACTATCGACATTGAGACTGAGTATGAAGGTGGATTTCCTAAAGTAGCAGTTGCAGACCAAAGAGTACTTGCAATAACTATTAAGAATAATATTGATGGGATCTATCATGTGTGGGGGCTACAAGATTACGACACAGAGAAGGCTCTGATCAAACCAGTCAACTATGTCAAGTGTGAATCAGAACCAGAACTACTTGCTCGGTTTGTAAATCACTGGAGACAGGAAGAGAACCTACCAGATGTTATTACTGGTTGGAATGTTCGTTTCTTCGATATCCCTTATCTGGTAAATCGTATCAATCGCGTTTGTGGTGTTGATATGGTCAGACAGTTTTCACCATGGGGTCTGATAGATCAACGCAAGATACGAAGACTCAACAAAGAAGAAATGACCTACGACATCAAAGGCATCCAAACTATGGATTACCTTGAGTTGTTTCAGAAGTTTGGTTACTCGTATGGTAAACAAGAGTCATACAAACTTGATCACATTGGTCATGTTGTGCTCGGTGAGAAGAAACTGTCTTACGAAGAATCTGGTTCATTGAAGAACTTGTACAAAGATGATTTCCAAAAGTACATCGACTATAACATGAAAGATGTGCAGTTGGTTGATCGTCTTGAAGAAAAGATGGGACTCATTACACTGGGTATGACTATTGCATATAAGGGTGGTGTTAATTATCAAGATGCATTTGGTACTACAGGTATCTGGGAATCTATCATTCATCGTAAACTCAACAACATGAAAGTTGTTCCATCTGCATTCAAGATAGAGCACGAGAAGAGTGAGTTTGCAGGTGGTTACGTGAAGAACCCACAGACAGGTGCACATGACTGGGTTGTGTCGTTTGACTTGAACTCACTGTATCCAAACATTATTGTGCAATGGAACATGTCACCAGAAACTCTACTGAAGAGTCCACCAGATAATCTACCTAGTGGTGTTGATCATTATCTCAAGGCCTTTGATGGTGTAGATCCTATACATCCTGCACAGAGAGAAAGAAACAATGCAGTTGCATCAAACGGATCTATCTATAGTAAGAAGGTCGATGGTGTGATTCCAAATATTATTATTGACTACTATGATGAACGTAGTTCTGTCAAGAAACAAATGTTATCTGCAGAACAATCATATCAGAAAGAAAAAACATTTGAATTAGAAAAAGAGATAAACACTCTCCACAATCAACAGATGGCGATTAAGATCTTGATGAACTCTTTGTATGGTGCGATGGGTAACAGGTACTTCAAGTATTATGATCTACGTATTGCAGAGGGTGTGACTCTCACTGGTCAGATGGTTATCCAATGGGCAGAGAAAACAATCAACAACGAAATGAATAAAATATTAAAGACTGAGGAAGATTATGTACTGGCTATCGATACCGACTCTGTTTATATTAACATGTCTGCTCTTGTACGGCAACTTAATCCTAACGATCCTGTTAAGTTCTTAGACAAAATTTGTAGAGAACACTTTGAACCTAAACTCGCAAAATCTTTTGATGATTTGTTCCACAAGATGAACTGTCACAAACCTAGAATGGAAATGGCACGTGAGGTTATTGCAGATCGTGGTATATGGACTGCAAAGAAGAGATACA